TTGAGTTAGTAGTTACCATATTATATTATAATATATTCATAATGTAATATTTTTATTTCAATTTTATTTAATATATTTAAATTGTAATTTTCTTAACTTCGCTAGAAGTTGTTATATCTGAACTGCTTTCTGGTGGCATTTCAATTACTTTTTTAGGTTCTTCACCGCTTGTTGCAGTAGTTGAAGATTCGGATGAAGATTCTGTCTTCTCATCAGATTCTTTTGGGACTTCTAAAATTGAGGGTTTTGCAACTTGTTGTGCTTGTTCAGCTGGTGGAGTGCTAGAAGATTGTCCTGGTCTATATTGTGGCGAGTTAGGGTCATATTGTGGCGAAGAACCAAGAATATACTGAGGTGAATTAGGTGCGTATGGAGGTGAATATGGTGCGTATGGAGGGGAAACTGGTGCGTATGGAGGTGAAACTGGTGCGTATGGAGGTGAAACTGGTGCATATGGAGGTGAAGATTGCACCTCTGTTTGAGGTCTATTCCAATAACCAGGTGGTGTATGACCAGTTTCGAAAAAGCCCAGATCATCTGATGAATAATCTCCTGGAGAATATTTTGGAGATTCACTTGGTTGAGGTTCACTTGGTTTCTGAATTTGCATTTTAATTTGTTCTTCTCCAACAGGCGTTGGCATTTCTGATACTGTATCAACAAAATCTTTAGCTGTTGGTATTTGATATTTTTCGTAATCTTGGTGTTTCATAATAGAACTAACATTTAAATTCATAGTTGCAACAAAATCCTTAATCATCTTTTCAGTTTCTTCTTTGCTTAAGTCATCAGGTTTATGTAAAAGTTTAGCTATATTGTTTGAATATGACATGCTCATCAATTGGTCAACATTTTCATCTGTAATGATACGCATTTGAATATTCATTGCTTGTAATTCTTGAATTAATAGTTTAAACGAGTAAGGTATTCTTAATAAACTAAATGAACGACCATATTTTGTTAAATTTTTTATGCTCATTGTTCCGTCTGGATTAGTATGAAAACTAATTGGGCCATCGGCATAAGGACTGAGAAATAAATTTCTCGAATCGTTATAAATTGAAATTGCACCTGTTTTATTACAAACTGCCATATAATATTCATCACCTCTAATTAAGAATGACTCATTTAAGAAATATGCTAGACCATGCGCACAAACAGCATCACGTTCCATTTCACCGATACGTAACCCACCATCATTTGCTCTACCTTGGACAGGTTGTCTAGTAAGTTGTTGATTTGGACCGCGAGCACGGAAGTTAACTTTATCTTTTACCATGTGTTTCAAACGCATATAATATGTTGGTCCCATATAAATATTTGCTTGGACTTGTTCACCTGTCATACCATTATATAAAACGTGATTGCCAGTATGATTAAATCCAGCTTTAGTAAGCATAGGTCCATATACATTATAATTTGGTCCTTTTGTTTGAAATGCAGTACAGTCTCCAAATGCACCATAACTTGCGCATGCTATACCGAACATACTTTCGACAATTTGACCAATAGTCATACGAGACGGAATTGCGTGTGGATTAATAATAAGATCTGGTCTTATACCATCTTCAGTGTAAGGCATATCTGCTTCAGGAATAATAAGACCGATTGTTCCCTTTTGTCCAGCTCTTGAAGCCATCTTATCGCCAATTGCAGGAATTCTCTCTTCACGTAATCTAACCTTAGCTACATTAAATCCTTCTTCGCCAAGAGTAATAAAAGATTTATCTACATATCCAAGTTGTCCTTTTTTGGGTTTAACTGAATCATCAATCCAAACATCTTTATTTTCAAGATTTGAATTTATTTTTCCAATCAGAATCATCTTATCATTAAGCTCTGTATTTTCTTTAATTAAACCATAATCATCTAAGAAACTATAGTCATAACCTTTCTTTTTCCCAATAACATTGTTCTTTTCAATATTAGCAAATTTTGAATTGTTCATACCTGTTACCTTTGAACTCTCTTCTCTCGCTTCATACATTGAGTAATATGTTGTTCTAAACATACCACGTAAAATAGAACCTTCATTAATTAAAATAGCATCTTCTACATTATATCCAGTATAGGCCATAATAGCAACAATAGCATTTACACCATAAGGTTGCTCTTCGTTGTTAATATATTGAAGATATCTTGATTTTATAAGTGGTATTTGACCATAATTTAAAATGACACCCATTTTGTCTATACGCATTTGATAATTTGAATGGTAAACCGAAATGGCTTGTTTACTTTGACCACAAGAGAAAGAACTACGAGTAATTGGATTATATTCTGGATAAATAACTAGATTAACCATTACGCCTAAAATTAATGAAGGGTCAATTTCTAAATGAGTATAAAATTTATTCTTCTTCAAATCATCAGTTGTAATAGCAATTAATGCAGTCTCTTCTTCTGCTGTATCAACATAATCAACCATTGCTCTATTTGCTTTTAGCTTTGTGAATATATCTTCTTGAGTTGTACCAATATTTGGATATAAATTTCTCAAATCATAAATTTTATTATCCTTTGTATTAAATCTTTCGTCATTTTTTTCCATAAATCCTGAAATAATTTGTTCCCACTTAGCAGTTCCATCTTCTAGTTTATCAATTAAAGATTTACGATCATAACTTATTTTACCATTTTCTATATAATAAATAGGTCTCGTTAATCTACCTGCATCGGTATAAATATGCACTTCATTATGCTCAATATCAAATGATAAACTAGTATAAACAGGTAAAATACCATTTCTTCTATATAATTTAAGTAAATTTACTAATTCAAAAGGTGTATCAATTACACCAATCCAAGAACCATTTACAAATACCTTTGAACTGTTAACAATTTGTTCAGAACTACACTCAAGAACTAATTTTAATGGAGTATTTGCTCGTATCCATTTAATAATCGGGTGAGCTGATGAACCGCTTGTTATATAGGTGCTAATTGAAAGATGTTTATGAAGACCAATATTACCACCATCGGGAGTATCAATTGGGTCAATAAAACCCCATTGAGTTGAATTTAATAAACGAGGGCCAACAACTTTTGCACTGGAATCGAGCGGTAAATTAATCTTTCTTAAATGGGAGATAAATGTATACCAACTTAATCTATTCAAATCTTGAACCGCACCTAAACGTTTTGTATGAGCCTCTGAACCCCAATTACCTTTAAAAGCTTTTTTAAAACCTTGTTCGACAATTCTATCTTTAAAAAATGCCTTAACGTTTGACTCAATAAGACCAATAAAATTATCTTTATATTTGTTGTCGTCTGTCTTTTCTTTCATTTGAACTTTTTTCTTTAAAGCTTGTCTTTCTGAACGAGATAATGTATCATCTTCCTTATATGAACCTTTATGGTAATAATATTCCTCATCAATTTTACGTGCAATATCTTTTTTCTGTATTAAATAATATTCTCTAAATAAGTCATATATAAGAGCACCTGATAATTCAACACGTTTAAATCTAAAATTGTCACGGTCTGTTGGTTTTTCTTCTTTAGTATAAACCTTTAATAATCGATAAACCATATAACCAACAAAATATGCCTTATCTAAATAATTTATCTCTCCAATATGTGGCAGAAAATAGTCAGAGAGAATTTCAATAACACTTGATACAGTTCCTCTTTTAGTTAATTGAGCAATGAATTCAAGAGCATTTTGTTGAGTAAATATCTTATTTGCATCATGAACCGATGGTATAAATAGGTCAATCATAGACTCATTTTTTTCCAAATCAAGCAAACATGTTTTAATAATATCTTTATCCGATATAACTCCTAATGCTCTCATTAAGATAAACAATGGAACAGGTTTCTTAACATTAGGAACAGATACAACAATTTGATTATTACTTAGAGAAGGAGATGGTGCTACAATTTTAATTGATGTTGTTCTAATAGGTTTTGAAGAATCCTCAGAAACTGAACGAATTTCTGCCGAATAACTATAAATATCGTCATCTTTATAATTTCTAATATAAAGCATATTATCTGCGAATTTCTCTTGAGGGATAACTACCTTTTCCTTACCATCAATAATAAAATATCCTCCATAATCATTACGACACTCTCCGGCATTAAATCTTACTTCTTTATTCATACCACTTAATACACACAAATCAGATTGAAGCATGATTGGAAAACGCCCTAAATATATTTTACTAAGCTCCATACTATGCGTTCGTTTCTCATCATCAACATAATAAATAAATTCGACATCTACATCATAATGAATAGTTATACCATATGTCATGTTACGTAATCTTGCGTCATTTGGAAACATATAATGTGCATTATTATCATCATAAATAACTGGTTTACCATAATAAATTCGTTTACCGTCTTTACCGCCTAAATATAACATACATTCATTTCTTTTATTTGGGTCAATACCATCTTCTTCTCTCTGAATAAATCTAATAGGATTATTTTCATGAAATATTCTTTTGATACCATTTTTAAAAAAATCATTAAACGATTCTAAATGATGTGAAACAAGACAATTTGGATTATCTGTAAAATATTTATCAATTAGTTTCCAAGATATATTTTCTTTGTTTGTATCTTTATCCATTTTATATTATAATAATCATATTTTTTTATATACAATTGTTATAATATTATTATAATTTAAAAAATTATCAATACTAAAAGTAAATGATTAGAATTAAAATATTCTGCCCATTTGCAAATAGTGAGGCTTGTAAAAAAACTTACGAAAAAATCAATTATGCAAGTGAATTTTCATTTTACGGAGAGAATAATAAATATTGTTTTGTGAATGATGATGAAAATTATACACATGCAATTATTATTAATACAATTATGCCAAATCTTACAATTCCGAAAGAAAATGTTATAGGTCTTGCTTTTGAACCTATTTATTTTTTAAGATTAACTCCAGAATTTATTGAATATGCTAAAAAATACATTGGTAAATATTATATTGGTGATAAATTTGACTTACCATATCCATTTGTTGAACACTTTGCTTATATGTGGCATTCAAGACCCCCACAAGAAATAACTAATAAACCTAAATTAATGTCAATAGTTGTGAGTGAAAAACAGTTTGCACCTGGACACATTTATCGTCACAATTTAGTTCAAACAATAATTAACAACAATTTACCAATTGATATTTTTGGTCGTGGTTCAGGACAATATGCTGGTGATAATAGAAGAATAATGGGAACATTTAATGATGCTGAACCATACGAAGATTATTTATTTTCTATTTGTATTGAAAATTATGTATGTAACCATTATTTTTCCGAAAAAATAATGACACCATTGATGTATAATTGTATGCCAATTTATTATGGCTGTAAAAATATTAATTCATATGTTGATAATACAATAAATCTTACTGGAAATATTTTATTTGATATTAATCTAATAGTAAATATTATAAAACATCCACAAGCGTATTACAAAAAAACATATATTAAAAAAAATATTAAAGCAGTAAATTTAATTGAAAATTTACCAAATATATTTATAGCTTAGGTATTTTTCATTGTTTTATTATTTCCCTTTCTATTTCTTTTAGTTAATCGAAATTTATTTTTAATATTAGTTAT